TAATCAATCCGATCTGTCAGCCCTGCTCCTGTTGTTAATGTTGGTGCTGTTCCTCCTACAAATTTAAATGCACTATTAAATGAAGCTGTCCTAGATCCCGTTCCATCTTGTGTAATAAATATCGAACCAGCCTGACCTACTACTTGGTTACTAGGTGCGGCAAATGTTCTGTTACCTCCAAGCGTTACTGAATGATGACAGGCTGTTGCCATATCAATAGTTATTGTTGATCCATCAGAAAGGGCTGTGATATTAGCTGCGGCTCCTCCTGTCAAAGAAACACCACCACTTGCCAGTTGAAATTTGGTAGAACCGCCTAATTGAAATTTTAAATCTCCTGTTCCAGCATCATTAATAATACTGTCCGAAGTATCGTGAAATATTTCTAAATCCGCACCAGTACCAAATATGGCTTTGGCATTATCAGCAAACTCTAAAGCATTATCTGACCTATCAAAAACAACATCCCTTCCAGCAGTAGCACCATCAAAAGTTACATCTTCTTGAAATATATTTGTTGAAGTAAAAGTATTAGCAGCCGACAATCCAGCATGACCGAAGTTTGTAGCAGATACATCACCTAGACTTACAAAGGCATTATTAGCAGAATTTCTTATTTTTAAGGTATTACCATCAATATGTGGAACATAGGCCGCAACACCGATTGTAGGATCGCCAGAACCTTGATTTAATGTACTTAATGCAGCAATCACTTGGTTAAGCTTCGTTCTCACAACGAGCCCTGTTCCATTGTCTACATTGAAAGCTGCACCGCCTGTATTATCAACTCTTGACATTTAATTTTCAGTAATTTCTTTTATTGTATCTGAATTATCCACCTTTACCAAAACCTATTGCAGTAAAGTTAAAGTTTCGATCAACAGAACTGCCAGAACTATTTTTAAAATGAACAGTAAAACCACTTCCAGTAATACTTGAAAGTTCAAAAA